GCTACTGTACACGGAACATTAGTTGTCGCAGAAGATGTTGTTAAAGCGTGGGAAGAAGTGCTTGGAGCATTGAAGGGTAAACTGATGTCTATACCGACTAAAGCTGCACCAGTTGTGTCGGCTGAAAGTGAAGCAGGTATGTGTCAGGATATACTTGAAGACTTACTGAATGAAGCACTAGAGGAATTAAGTAACTATGATCCATCGGTCAACGCGACAGAAACGAAAGGAACTACGCAAGCACCTGAAGACGGCAATCAAAACTCTAAAGCCGCCTCCGAAACTAAGCGTAAGTCAGTGGGCAGACCAAGAAAGAAGACTAGACTCACAAAGTAGTGCTGAGCCTGGTCGATGGCATACATCTCGTGCTGAATACCAACGTGGAATAATGGACGCTTGCTCTGACCAAAATAACAGAGAAGTAGTTGTTATGGCAGGAGCGCAGTTGGGTAAGTCAGAAGCCCTGTTAAACATTATCGGGTATCACATAGATAACGACCCATCTCCCATACTTGTTCTACAGCCTACCTTGGAAATGGCTCAAGCGTTCTCTAAGGATCGAGTTGCTAATGGATTGCTTAAAGCTAGTGTTTGTTTACGAGACAAAGTAAAAGACCCTAGAGCAAGAGACAGTGGTAACACTACCCTGCATAAGATATTCCCTGGTGGCAGTTTGACGCTCGTGGGTGCTAACAGTCCATCTGGCTTGGCATCTCGTCCTATTCGCCTGGTACTATGTGATGAAGTTGATAGGTATCCCGCGAGTGCTGGTTCGGAAGGTGATCCGATTCAGTTGGCTAGGAAACGTGCTGCGACATTCTGGAATCGTAAGATTGTAATGGTTTCGACTCCCACGAATAAAGATGCCAGTCGCATCGAGGAAGCGTTTGAAGCATCTGACATGAGATACTTCTACACTCCCTGTAAGCATTGCGGACACGAACAGAAGCTAAAGTGGTCTAACGTACATTGGACAGATGATGATCCTGATACTGCTAAGTACCTATGTGACGGTTGCGATGAGTTATGGAGTGACTCTGACAGAAGATGGGCTATCCGTAACGGTCAGTGGAAAGCTACAAAAGAGTTTACTGGTGTAGCAGGTTTCTCTATCTCAGGTTTGTATTCTCCTTGGACTCCATTGTCTGATGGTGTAAGGGATTTCATGTCGATGCGTAAGAACCCTGAACAGCTTAGGGTATGGACTAATACCTATCTTGGTGAGACATGGGAAGATCAGGGTGAGACGATTGATGACTATTCGCTAGGTACAAGAAGAGAGGCTTATGGCGAGGGAATACCTGACGAAGTAATATTTCTTACTTGCGGTGTTGACGTNCAGGATGATCGNTTAGAGTTATCTATTATTGGATGGGGAAGAGATGACGAGTCTTGGGTTATATCCCATGAAGTTCTATACGGTGATCCCTCTACTCCACAGTTATGGACATCCTTAGATACTAAATTGTTTACTACTTATCTGTGTAATGACGGCAGACAGCTACCAATAAGGGCTTCCTGTATTGACAGTGGTGGTCACTTCACAAATGCGGTATACTCCTATGCTAAGAAAAACTATGCCCGAAGAGTATTCGCTATTAAAGGTGTTGGCGGAGAAGGTAGAGCTATAGTAGGCAGACCGTCTAAGAACAACATAGGAAAGTGTTTATTGTTTCCTGTTGGTGTAGATACAGCAAAAGACTTGTTATTTGCTAGACTGCGTATTCAGGATGAAGGTGCTGGTTATATTCACTTCCATGATGACCTGAATGACGAGTATTTTAGACAGCTTACAGCAGAGAAGATTGTAACTAAGTTTACCAGGGGATACAAAAAACGAGTATTCCAAAAGATAAGACCGAGAAACGAAGCGTTAGACTGTTTTGTGTACGCTATCTCGGCTTATGCTATATTGAACGTAGATATTAATACTTTGGCAGATAATAGGCATAAAGAGCAAAGACAGAATGTTGAGCAACCTAAACAGCCAAAACAAGCATTTGTACCAAAAACAGGGAAAGGTTTTGTTAACTCGTGGCGATAAAGGTAACAATTAATGGCTAATCTATTTGATACAGCTAATGCTCCAGAAGGAGAACCAGATCAAATCGTCATTGGCGATTTTGTGCAGTGGAAAAAATCACAACTGATCACCGATTACCCCTCAAACTTATACACTGTCAGATATATCGCAAGAATATCGGGCGGTGGCGATAACGAAATACTAATTACTGGCGTAGGTCAAACAGGACATTACTTATTCACTGTATTAAAAGATGATACAGGGCAAGGCAATGGTTTAACTGTTACTGGTAGTTCTAGTTATACTCAAGGTCATTATTTCTATCAGTTAGAAGTTGAGCGCAACTCAGATAATGAGCGTGTAGTCGTTGACCGTGGCCATTTCATGGTTGTTCCTGACTTAGACGTAAATCAAGCAGACCCAAGATCACACGCTGAAATAATGCTTGGTAAGATAGAAGGTCTTTTGAGTGGCAAGGCTGATAATGATGTTTCCAGTTATTCCATAGCTGGACGATCTTTAACCAAAATGACGTTCGAAGAGTTAGTTAATGCTAGGAATTTTTACAAACGTGAAGTAAAGTTAGAGACAAATGAAATAGACCTTAAACATGGTCGTAAAAACTCTTCTACAATACAAGTGAGGTTTTAAATGGCTATTTTTGACATATTTAAGCCAAAAACCGTAAAAAAAGACAACGTGTTCAAGAGAGCATATTCAGCAGCCAACTCTGGTCATTTATTTAGCGACTTTAAGGCTTCTGAGCGTTCAGCCGACTCTGAGTTAAGACCTGCACTAACTTCTATTAGATCACGTTCTCGTGACTTAGCTAGAAACAACGAATATGCTAAAAAGTACCTAAACCTACTGAAAATTAACGTAGTAGGAGAAAAAGGCTTTACTTTGCAGGTAAAAGCAGCTGATTCCATAGGTAAGTTAGATCGTGACGGAAATCAGAAGGTAGAGAATGCGTTTCGCAAGTGGGGCAAGTTAGGTAATTGCACTGTTGATGGCGGTATGTCATGGATAGATGCACAGAAACTTGCAGTAGAGTGTCTAGCTAGAGATGGTGAAGTATTCATCGTTAAGCATCGTGGAGCGTCATTCCATGATTCATTCGCTCTAGAGTTCCTTGAGCCAGATCAGATTGATGAGCAAAAGAACGAAAGACTAGCCAATGGCAATCAAGTACGCATGGGTGTAGAGCTTAATAAGTTCCGCAAGCCTGTTGCTTACCATGTTCTTACCTATCATCCAGGTGATTACGATTATACGACTACAGGTAAGTCACCTAAGCACGTTCGTATACCTGCTGACAGAATGATACACCTTTACGATCCTAATCGAGCAGGTCAGTCGCGCGGTGAGCCGTGGATGGCATCAGCTATCTCTGCTATGAAGCAATTAGGCGCATTGAGAGAAGCTGCGGTAGTAAATGCACGAATTGGTGCTAGTAAAATGGGCTTTTTCACATCGCCAAGCGGTGATGGATTTGTTGCAGATGACCTTGATGGCAATGTTCCTATCATGGAAGCTACTCCAGGCTCGTTTCATCAGCTACCTAATGGTGTAGATTTTAAGTCGTTTGATCCCCAATACCCTAACAATGAGTTTGATTCGTTTCACAAAGCAGTGCTAAAAGGCATCGCTTCTGCATTAGGCGTTAGTTATTTTGCACTATCTAACGATCTAGAGTCTGTTTCATACAGTTCTATCCGCCAAGGTGCGCTAGAAGAGCGTGATGCGTATAGAAACCTACAGAAGTTTGTTACTGAGCATTTTGTTCGTGTTGTATATGATGATTGGCTTGCAGCTTCTATGGAAGTTAATAGCTTTGGTATACCTTTGCGTCAATATGACCGCTTTTGTGATGCGGCAGAGTTTAGAGGCAAGGCATGGAACTGGGTTGATCCACAGAAAGAAATGAATGCAGCGATCACAGGACTTAAATCAGGCGTTCTAAGCCTTTCTGACGTTGCTAGTCAGTATGGTAAGGATGTAGAAGAGTTAGTGTCTCAGATTGCACGAGATCGCGATATAGCGGAACAATATGGTGTTAATTACGCACTTGAACCGTATGGTGCTAACTTTAATAGCATAAACCCTGATATAATCGGAGATGATGATGCCGAAGTACAAGGGTAAAGAGATAAGCACTAAGCCTACAGACGGAATGGTGTCTGAGGCTGTAAAAGGGCTTGAGTGGCGTAAAGAATATGGTCGTGGCGGCACAGAAGTTGGTGTAGCTAGGGCAAGAGACATAAAGAATAGAAAAGAGCTATCATTCGATACTGTTAAAAGAATGTACTCTTTCTTTAGTCGGCATGAAGTAGACAAGAAAGCTGAAGGATTCAGCCCTGGTGAAAAAGGATACCCAAGTGCAGGTCGGATTGCATGGGCATTATGGGGCGGTGACGCAGGTTTTTCTTGGTCTAGAAAGATTGCTGGTATGTTAGACGATGATAGAAACGAAGAGGCTGTAAATATGGACAATGAAGTAGAAGTAGAAGCTACTGTTGAGTCTGTTGACGAAGTTCGTACTGAAGAAGTAGTTGAAGAGACAGTAGAAGAAACTGCTGAAACTGTAGAAGAGACTACAGAAGAAGTAGCAGAAGAAACTGATCGCTCCGCTAGCCCTGAAGTACAGCATCGTGCGATGGAGATGGAATTTTCTCCAATCGATGAAGAGACAAGAACAGTTAAGATGGCAATATCGAGTGAAGAGCCTGTAGGCCGATCATTTGGTACTGAAGTATTAGATCATACGCGAGAGTCGATAGATTTATCGTTCTTAGCATCTGGTCGCGCACCATTGCTTTTGGATCACGATCCAGAGAAGCAGATTGGTGTTATAAAATCGGTAGAGCTTGACGAGAATGCGCGTAGACTGCGTGCAGAAGTTCGCTTTGGAAAAGGTGAATTGGCTCGTGAGGCTTTCTCTGATGTTGTTGATGGAATTAAAGCTAACATTTCCGTTGGTTATTCTATTGGCAAAATGGAAAGAGACAGAGACGATAAGGAAACCTATCGTGCGAAGTCATGGAAACCCGTTGAAGCAAGTTTGGTGTCTATTCCTGCCGATATGACAGTTGGCGTTGGGCGTTCAGGCAAAGCTGAAAATAAACCCGTAATTAAAACTTCCCTAAAAGAGAGAAATATTATGTCAGAAGTTAATATCGAAGCGGTAAAAGCTGAAGCCCAGCAAGCCGCACAAAAGAATGCCGCTCAAATCGTTGAGTTAGGCGCACGTCACAATAAGTCAGATATGGCTCGCGATGCTATTGCAAAAGGCGAATCAATCGAATCTTTCCGTGGCGCATTACTAGAATCAATCGGTTCTGAAACTGCACTAGAAAGCCAAGACATCGGCATGAAAGACGCTGAAGTTAAACGCTTCTCTATGGCTAAAGCTATCCACGCTCTAGCTAACCCAACTGATCGTAGAGCGCAAGAAGCCGCTGCATTCGAATTTGAATGTTCACGAGCTGCTGCTGACCAGTACGGAAAAACTGCACAGGGCATTATGCTTCCTGCTGACGTTCTACGTAACTGGAAACGTGACATGAACGCTCTTACTGATGACACTGCTTTAGTTACTGAAGACTTCCGTGGTGGCGATTTCATCGATGCCCTACGCAACCAATCTTCTGTAATGGCGGCTGGTGCGCGTATGCTTGGTGGATTAAGTGGTGACGTTAAGATTCCACGCAAATCTGCTGCTTCAACTGCTGCGTTTGTTGATGGCGAAGGCACTGCTGTAGCTGAATCAGAAATGACTGTTGGACAGGTTTCATTGACTCCTAAGACTCTAGGTGCATTCACTGACGTAACTCGTCAGCTTCTAATGCAATCTAGCTTAGACATTGAAAGCCTAATCCGTGATGATCTTGCTAAGTCTATTGCTATTGCAATCGATAAAGCTGGTCTTGAAGGTTCTGGTGCTAACGGCAACCCAACTGGTATCTTAAACACTACTGGTGTTAATACTGTAACTGCATTTGCTGCTGCTAACCCAACTTTTGCTGAAGCTGTAAGCCTTGAAACTGCTGTTGCTGGTGCTAACGCACTTAACGGCAACCTTTCTTACATTCTTCCTGCTGCAATGAACGGTGGTCTTAAAACGACTTCTGTTGACACTGGTTCAGGTCAGTTTGTATCTCAAGGTGGTCAGATCAATGGTTATAACGCTATTGTATCTGCACAAGCAACTGCTGGTAACTTGTACTTTGGTAACTTTGATGACCTACTAATCGGTATGTTCGGTGGTTTGGACATCGTAGTTGACCCATACACTGCTTCTACTACTGGTACTGTTCGCGTTGTTGCGATGCAGTCTGTAGATGTAGCTGTACGTCACGCTGCAAGTTTCGCTTTCGGTAACGATGGCTAAGTAACACTGTGAGGGGGTTCGCCCCCTCCTTTACTAAAGTCTATCCCACGGCTATCCCACGGTAGGTTTTACTAAAGGAGATTATTATGAAAGTTAAGTTTGTAGAACAATGCTCTGTTGACTGTGCTTTATATCGAGTAGGCACTGTTGTAGATTTATCTAAGAAGGTTGCTGACGATCTAATTGATTCTGGCAAGTGTGTTGCTGTAGAAGCTAAGAAGAAGACAAAGAACAGAAGTGTTGGATTAGACGATAAGCTAGAGACTAGAGTGGAAAAAGATGCCAGTTGAGACTGCTGCCGACAGATTGTTAATGCTAGCTGATTTTGGTGAGTCAGTTACATTTATGCCTAAGATTGGTTCTGAGGCTACGATTACTGCTATCTTTGATAATCAGTATGAAGCTGTTGATGCAGGTGGATCAGTTGATTTCGCAGTGGTTTCGCCCAGGCTTACAGTTAGGACTAGTGATATACCTAATGCCGCAGATGGCGATACGTTTCTTGTTCGAAACATTTGGTATACTGCTAGAATACTTATGGATGATGGTACTGGAATAACTGAGATAGCACTAGAGGCGCAATAATGGCTCATGCAAGAAAAAGCATTAGAGACGATATTAAAACAACTCTAACAGGTTTGAATACAACACAAAGAAATGTGTTTCAGAGCAGAGTCTATCCCATGGATAAAGCTAAACTGCCTGGTATTCTTATTTACAGCAAGAGTGAGGATGTAGAATACGCTACAGTCAACACTCCTAGAATGCAGAATCGTATATGCAGTTTTGACATAGAGATATATGTTCGTGGTACAGCTAACTACGACAATGATCTAGATCAGATTTGCTTAGAGGTCGAAGAGGCATTGTATACAGATTTAACAAGAGGCGGTAATGCGAAAGATACTCGCATACTTAGCTTTGAAGCAGATTTTAACGGTGATAGTGAACAGCCAGT